GCACCATCCAAATGTCTAAACAAATAATTGTATCTAGAAGACGTGTTGGACTGGCTAGACATGTGACGTGACTCTGCTTCCAATGCCTTACGCATCTCACCCATAGCCAACTGCTGAGACATCATTGTTCCCTGTGGGTCATTGGCCATCCGGCTTAATCGGTATTCCAACTGGGCCTTGAGTGCCTCCAACATCGTGTCATTCATATCTACTGGGTCAGATATGACACACTTTGTTCCTGCCGAGTATGCGGTGGTCAATGCACTGTCGATTGTAACCGTGGTACTAGATATCGACATTATCTTGAACTGCTCATTGAACGGTTCATTTCCACCTAGACCTGTTGGATGGTCCGTGCCTGTCGGCAAACGAAGAACAGACCCAACCATAGAAGATGGCAATGCATTGTTTGTAGTCACAGTCGTAGCACCACTAGATCCCGTAATGGTATACGTCCGTGCTGCGGTCTCTGTTCCAGCCCATCGCAATGTTCGTGGCCGTCGTCGATAGATGAAACCTAATGGTTCAGCTGTGGTTGGATGTGGGTCTACCCATAATGCCCAGCGATTGTCTGCATCTGGGTCACGCATGATAGTCCATGCCCACGTCTGACCTGAATAGTCAAGAAATCTATCTCGCTGCAACCATTCCGTCGGGGTAATGTAATAAGTTATCCATGATGTTTTTTCAACAGCCACATCGAAAATGCGCCATAGATCAGAAGGAAGAGGATAAACAGAACGATACGAACTATAGGTTGTTGAAGCAACGTCAGCTCCCGGATTAAAGTCAGTCCCCAACGTGATAATGCTGCCAGATACACGGGTATCTATTGGGTACACAACATCACCAAAACGAATACGACCCTTACTAGCCCACGAAGGCCAAGTACCCGCAGACAATGTTACCTGACGTTCATTAGCTCCGCCCGTATGGTCGTAAACAATTGTTCCAGTTGTGTATGCAGCATCCAGATTAACACGACCCTCTGTCGTAAAGTAATCCCACTCTGCGGCCATAGACACATCTCGATACGCACCAAGAATTGCTTCTCGATATAATCGCATATCTTTAGTACGAGCTCCACCATCAGTAAGAGCTGTAATGTAATCTAATAAATCGTGATACGTTAATACGCCATCATCTACTGCCATTGTTTTATCCTAAGCTATTGGCCCATCGGAGGCATTTGTGGTCCACCCATTGGCGGTCCTTGTGGTCCCATCGGAGGCATTCCTGGCATTCCGCCCATTGGAGGCATTGATGGAGGAGGTGGAAGAGTCATGCCAGTAGGTCCTCTCATGTCAGGCATCATGGCAATTTTAGCTGACTCACTCTTAACTCCTGTGCGAGTGTCTATCTCTAATTTCTGTTGCTCTAAAATGTCTCGAAGAAGTATCATCTTCTCCATGACTTCTTCTGGGTTAGGTCCGCCTGGTTGAGGCATACCTTGTGGTGGCATACCTGGTGGCGGTCCGCCCATTGGTGGCATTCCACCTTGTTGAGGTCCCTGCGGTGGCCCTTGTGGAGGCCCCATTCCTTCCATTCCCATTGACATATTAAACCCTTTCCTTACTTACGTTATGTTGCGGTAACTCTTTTTCTCTTCTGCTCATTGCCCGTATCTTGTTTTCTGCACGCTGGGCACTTCCAAACTCAGCATCACTATATTCTCCAGGATGTGCCAGAATATAACTACGCATTTCTGGCGGTGCCTTTCCTGCCATGCGTGCTAACTCAGTGCTCATTCCCCCAAGCGGGCGATTTGCTTGTGTGTAATCGTCTGGCATTATTTTAGATTCTCCTTGGAATGTTTCTTAACAACCTTGGCTCGGAGTTCCTTCATAGCTTTTTTGTTATGCTGAATAGCTGGGTCTTTGGCAACTGCCTCTTGCATGAACCTGCCAACCACGTCCTCTGCCATTCGTTTCTTTTTGAACTTTTGTTCTGGTGCTGTGTAGTTCACTGCCCCTTCAGAGCTAAATCCTTTTTCTTTACACACAGCTTTAACGTCATCCATCGTGGCCACCCATGCCATTTGATCATCGGGTTTACCTAATCCACCGATGTACTTCTTGCCCTGTGTGCTGACACCAGCTTTGTGTGCTTTTTCAAATAGAAGATCTCGGTTACCTGGGTTCATGTCACCTGCCCAGTCATGCATACCTTCCAAGAAAGCACGCTCCGTACCCTTGGTTCCTGCTGGAGACTGCAATGCTAACATGGCTGCAAATCCTGGGTTATTCCCTTTTACAATTAGATCCTCATAGAATGCTAATCGTGCAGGGCCTGCTAGTTCACATTGTTTTTTATATAATTCGTAAGACATTATTGCTCCTGGTTTTTAGCTCGCATAAATTGCAATTCCATTTGTTTCTTCTGCTTGTCTATCTCCAGCAGTTCTCGTTTGGATTGAACATCCAGCTGCTTGCCTTGGAGGTCCATCTGTTTGCCCTGCATATCTAACTGTTTAAGCTGCATCTCAAACTGTTGAGCCTGTTGTTCAGCCTGCTGTTGTACCTGTACCTGCTGTTGTTCAGCCTGCTGCTGTTGTTGCATCTGTTGCTGTTGTTGTTGTTGCTGACCTTCATCTGGCTGCTGCTTAGCTTTTTCCTTCTCAACATCAATCATGTATCGAGCAGGATCTAAGTCATTTGCCTTTGCCCAGTCTTCAATCAAAGCATTGTACGGACCTGTCATACCCATGCCTGCAAACTGTTGCAACTGAGGCATAGCAATCTGAGCAAACTCATTGAGCTGCCGTACACGGTTAACCTTATTAGGCTTACGTGCCGATCCAGCTTCTACACGATAATCAAAGTCACGCACAACTCTTTCGAATCGCTGTTTTTTTATTTGCTTCGTCCAAATAATAGAAGCGGTGCTACCGAGGACAGGACCGACATCGTCTGCTGTGAGAGCCCATTCAGCGGCTTCCATCTCCTTCATCAGGCACTCGCTTAACCAATCCTCGACTTGGCTGCTCATGTCGTCGGGACGTATGGAAACATTCTGATTCCGAATCTCTGCCTCGGATGCACTCCTAATTTGTGTAGGGCCTGATAGACCATACATTAATTCTGTGAGTCCAGTCCGTTTATCAATTAGCTCTAGAACCTGTGCTACCATGTTCCAAATATCTACATTGAATTGAGGGGCATCGAGAAACGTGATTACGTCCTTAATGCTCTTACCAAACAAATCACTCAATTCAATATGAGTGTACGGTCCTAGCCCTGATTTGACTTGGTCTTGTATCTCAGCTCCAGCTGCTTTAGCAATAGCCACATATGTTGTGCTAGATGCTGCAACCTTGTCTGCTAAGAATGACATACACCAATTAACAAATCGGAGCTCACCGATTGCTGGCTTGATTAAAGAGATTGGCCATACTTCCTTCGGCTTGTTATGGAAGTGTAACCGTGAAAAGGGCCATCCGCCATCTGTCCAATATGGAATAGGCCATTGAACCTGCATGAATGCTTCATCAAATGTCTTTGTTTCCATGTCAGTGGAAGTAAAATTTAAAGGATAAGGAACATCTGCACACACAGCCAGGTAACAGAAGTCTCCAAACTGCTCCCATTCATATGTACTGCTCTTCCCTTGATTCCCTTTGAGTTTTAACTTGTCGCCAAAACCACACTTAGAATAGACTTCCCAGTATTCGACAAGGTCATGGGTCTTACCTTTTCGTTTTTCTTCTGATGACTGACTTCGTCCACCTGCATAGGTTTCACCCTGAGAGCTAAGCGATTCCATGTTTCCAATTAGCTGCCCTTGAAGGTCAAACTTTTTGTCTACCTTCCAAACAGCATGAACACGGCGACGAGCCACCCATGTAATGTCTTCCCAGTATTCTGCATCTGGATCAATCACTAAGTCATCAACAGAGCCATAAGTGCTCAAAGGGTGCTTCAAAGAGGAACCGTCTGGCTGATGCAAGTCTGTCCACAATAAGGACATCCCTTTTATAATCGCCTCAGTAACAGCTCTACGACACTGCACCTTCTTGTTGGTTTCTTGTTGAAGCCAGTTCAGGTAATGACTTTTGACGTTAGAATGAGTTCTCTTTATTTCAGAGATAGTCTCCTTCTGTTCATGATACTTCTCCAGATAAGGAGCTAGCATAGGATCGTCTGCATCAATACCGAGAGCTTGAGGGGCAATATCCGGCTCCATGCGAGGAGTAACTTGTACTGTCGGGTTACGATGGTACAACACAGGGCCGAATAATGCCACTGCCTCAAACACTCGATTTACTGTCATTCGGAAATTTGGCATTGCTCCTTGAGCATTCTTATCTAAGAATCCCCCGTCGGCTTTTGCATACTCGCCCTTCCACATCCAATCATGAGAGCCATCATAGAATCGCATAGCTTCGTCAGCGTACTGACCAAACTTCTCCTGCTTAACCTTTTTGGCATCTTTGATCTTTTGCATCCATTGTTTGCAAATAGATGACATCGGGTGAGATGCATTATCCGTCGTATCTAGCATTACCTATTTCCCTTAACTTAGAACTGCAACTTTTTCTTCTAGCCATTGTCGCTTAGGATTGCCTTTGAACTCAATACCTAGTTCTAACGCCTGATCACGTAGGCTCTTATAGCTAACTTCTTTAGGTTTAGTAGCTTCTTTTTCTACTTTTCCCTCAATCGGTTTGCCAACGCCCATAACCTCTTCAATTCGGCTAAGACGCTCATCTAGAGTCGCTGCGGCCAATTTGGTCTCTTTGTGGTACTCCGTGAAATCCCACGCACCGTTTTCACGATGGTCTGAGTTAATCTTTAGTTTAGGGTCATCTATGTGTCTTACCGACTCATAGTAACCACCGCCTGCGGCACGAAGCACTAGGTTTCGACCTGATCGTGACATACGCACGACAAAGCCTATCCGTGGCTCCGTACCCTCTACCATTCCAGTTGCATAGAAGGTTACCGGTGTTCCGATAACTACTTCTGGCATCTCGAATTTTTCTGTATTGGATACAGTCATTTCTAATCTCCCGAAGGACCAAGGTTGATATAAGAGTGGAACTGACCACTCTCTACTCTTTTGTTAATGCTCCTTTGTTGAGACCGAGCATTTCTGTCTTTTATTATTCTACCAGCAACTGATAATTTTTTAATCCCATTCTCAGGTTTTACATAATGTAATCCATGAGCTGCTGCGTATTCACAAGTTTCAATTGCATGACAATTGCCCCTGCGATTCCCATCGTCTGTAACAAATCCGTTGACGATCTTCTTCTTAAACCTGAAGAATTCCCTGATTAGGTTAGGACACCTTTGCAGAGTTACCATCATCTTAGTTGTTCCGTCTTGTCTAACGCTAAGCCAGTCTCGTAACTTCATCTCTCTTCCAGCAATGTCATCGCTACCGGAACGAAAATTAGACCCTGTTTCTACGCTTCGAACACCATGTTTTTCAAGCTGTAACGTATATTGTCGCCTAGGCAATACACCGCTTCCAATTTCCCTAATCCTACCACCATGAGCGTCAATGATAAATGACTGGAATGTATCCCCGCCAACCTTATGTGCCACTGCTGCACCAAACTTTTCTGCCGTACACTGTTGCAGATATAGCTCGTCATATGCAATTACATGTTCGCCCAAACCAGGTGGAGTTACTGCCCAAAATGTAACAGCACAGACACTATGACCTGGATCAACAACCATATATCTTGCCCAGTTTGGAGGAGGATTTCCATCATTCTCCGCAAGTATCTTCTGCACTGCATTTCGTGGTTCTTCAAATCTAACGGACCCATGTAAGTCTTTGGAGAACGTAGGATACATCAAAACGCTGTCCGTGACCATCTCACCTAAAGCACGCTTGCGATACTCGTCATCTCCCTTAGCTTTCCACCTCTTTATGTTCTCTTGCTTGACCTGCTCCGGCATGAATGGGTTGTCAAATATCGTAGCCCTTATGACCATAGTCGAGGGATTAGCCATGTTCTTTTCATCTTCAGCACGCTCGGTTAGATTAATCAGTGCATCGTTCTTTGCGTGGGGCAGGGCGGACCATCGTAGCTTCCCATCTCTCATTGATAGCCTAGCTATCATCTCGTCATACCATTCTGGCTTTTCAAGATCTTCATCAATATGGACTAGGTCTGCTTGAAATCCCTGTGCAGGATCACCCTTAGAACCCATCGCATATATTATCCAGCCATTGATGAGTTCGCAAATCTCGAACACATGTTGAGCACGCTTTTTCCAAGCAAACTTCTTGATGAACCGCTCTGGGATCAATGGAGGTGCTGGCTGAGTCTGTTCTTTTCTAGCCCAGTCATCTTTGTCCCAAGGCTTCCATGAACGCCAATGTCCTGTTTTCTCGTCCTTGATGATCTTAAAGGCACCAGAACGGAATAGATACTTATGTATTGTTCGTCCAATGTGGCCTTCATCCATACCTAAGCAAACTAGTACACCATTTTCCTTGGGATACTTATTGTATGGGTCTTGGCCAGTGACCGCTCGGGCATCTTCTGCAAATGCAACGAGTGATTTACCTACTTGGTTTCCAGCCTGTATAAGGACTTCCTTCGAGTTTGACTGGTGGAACCTCTCCTGAAATGGCAGGGGTTCGTATAGACGAAGAGCCTCTGAGCGACGCTTGGACCTTTCGGCTACAAGCTCACGCATCTCCTTGATTTCATGGTCAGTTGCCTGATCGTTGTATACGGATGGAACTGACTTTGGTTCAGTTGGAAGCTCTGACATCTTCCTCCCTAGGATCTATTAGCAATATAGTTCTAGCTGTTCGTGCAATCTCTAGGTCTAGTTCCTCATCGGTAATTTCTTCTAGACTCTTCTTGGCTGCACCAGACTTAGATACCTCAACATTCAGTTTGAGCATATCGCCTAGTATACGTGTCCGCCCTGCACTGCCTGGGGTAGTGGATAGGTAGTTAGCCATGTAGTGCTGAGCAAATCCCATAGAGCCGCCGAATACTTCCAACAGACGCTGGTAAGTCTCTGCCATATGTGGAATCTTACTTCCACCCTGTAATAGATTGCTTATTAGGTTAGCACCTTCTTCATCAAGTTTCTTGATGCGGCTATCAATAACCTTATTGTCTTTGTCCCTGCTTGCTTTATTTCTACAGTCTTTGCAAGTGGATTTGAAACCATCGGGCTTAGTAGCGTCACGATGGTAGTTCTCTGCTGTTAGGGTCATCTCCCGAAAGCACTGGTCACATTCTCTGATCTGTTCTTCAGGCACGAATCCATCCTTTCTGAAAAAAAGTTCCCCTAGGCCCGAAGACCTAGAGGAACACCCAAGACCCTTATACGACTCAGAAAACTGAGAAGTACTCGGTTGGCTGCTAGGTGAGTAAACTAAATGTTTACTGCAACCTGAATTAACCCAGTGTCCCCGCTTGTCGTGCCTTCGGCAACCAAAGCGCGTCCAATGATGTTAACAGCAGCGACCATGCCAATAGTGGCTGAACCAGCGACGGCTTCAATAACAGCACCAGCGGTTGCACTTGTTATTAACAAGTCACCGATAGCAATGGTTTCGCCATCTTTGTACAGCACTTCAGCTGGACCACCAACTACTAGCCAGAACAAATCGTTCGAAGCAACACTGGTAGTCAGCTCATTATCGCCAACACCGCCGAATTGGTTAACAGCACTGCCTTGACCATCAACGCTACCAAGTAGCTTTCGTCCGGTGGTTGCACCAGGCGTGAGGTCAAATTTCAGTACTTTCTTTGCTACCACGAGTGCGCCACCGCTAGTATTGCGGACACACACTGCACGGATTGCAGCACCACTTCGTCGAGTTCGTGACCCGCGTGGACCGACTGAGCGGTCTACGTCTGGAAACGAGAAAATTGCACCTTCCCAATGGGTATTGGTAAGGTTACTGTCATCGTCAGTCCCTGATAGGGTTTCCCCTAAGTCAAAAGGAGGATCTACATGAATCATCTTTTTATTCCTTTCGTAAAAGAGACTATGCTAATGCCGCTAGTTTGAAGAAGTTCCGTGGGGAACTAAACTTCAAGTTAGACAGCGTTGATACAACAGCATTAAACGATTGCGAATGGATGTCGTACTCAGGACCTTCACTACGTAGTAGCGAACTGTCCATGGACTTCAATTCCATGCATTCGTAATTAACACCATAACCAACACCAGCAGGCACAGCAGCTTCCCATGAAACTTCAATACCATCAAAGTTGAGGACATTCTTGAAGCCAAGTGCCCGTAAGCTATGCTCACTGGAAATTTGGATTCGTTCTTTGTCATCAACTAGGTTTAGAAGATCCATGTATAACGAACGATCTAGGAAGATGTTCGTAATCTGGCCGTCTTTGCTAGTGTTACGTTGGGCGTGAATAATAGCATAACGCATTGCTTCGTCGCCCTGTTTAGCGAACGTATCAGCCGAACCACCAAAGGCGGAAGACGTATAGTTCACAACTAGAGGACTCCAGAAATCAAATTCTGGGTCAGCAATTCCGTTTGGCCAATATAGCCCACTTTCATTTTCTCCGCCGTAGTTACCAAGAGCAGTACTGATTCCGGCATAGGTATCATTAGGATAACCTACTTGGTCAGCTGCATTGGCTGTACGTTGAGCACCAGAGG